CCAACGCGCGACTTTTCGCAGGATGGAAATGGGGGGTGTATACATGCCAGGGCCACCGAGAAAGCCGACGGCACTAAGAATTTTAGAAGGCAACCCATCTAAACGACCATTACCGAAAAATGAGCCAAAACCAGACCCATCATTGCCGGAATGCCCAGAATGGCTCATGGAAGAGGCCAAAAAGGAGTGGAACCGTGTCGCTCCGGAGTTAAACCGCCTTGGTCTCTTGACCGTGCTCGATAGGACTGCCCTTGCTGCATATTGCCAAAGTTACGCAAAATGGAAACAAGCCGAAGAATTTATACAGCGGTATGGTACGACTTATAGGTCAAAGAAGGTCGACTCAGACGGACAAGTGTACGTTTACAGTCAGCAGCTTGCCGAAGTCGGTATCGCAAACCAATGTTTGAAGCAAATAAGGGCCTTTTGCGCCGAGTTTGGGCTTACTCCAGCGTCACGCGCAAGGATGGAGTTACCGAGCGAACGAGAAGACGACGACTTCTTGCTGAAGTTGAAGGAGCAGACGGGGTGATGTAATGTTTTCGAAGGAGAAGGCCGGCTGGGCCGTTGAATTCATCTCCCGTCTTACACACACAAAGGGAGAGTGGGCGGGTCGGCCCTTCAACCTTCAAAAGTGGCAGGAGAAAATTATCCGGGAGCTGTTCGGGAGAGTACAACGGGATGGTATGAGACAATATCGTACTGCATACATCGAGGTACCAAGGAAGAACGGGAAGACGGAGCTAGCGGCAGCGATAGCTCTGTTCATGTTATTTGGCGACGGTGAGCCGGGAGCGGAAATATACTCGGCAGCGGCCGATCGTGAGCAAGCATCGCTCGTGTTCAATGCGGCGGCCTCGATGGTAAGGCATAATAAGGCCCTTTCTTCGTTATGTAAGATTATTGAATCACAGAAAAGAATTGTATACTATAAGACGAACAGCTTTTACCGAGCCATCTCGGCTGAAGCATATAGCAAACATGGCTTCAACGCTCATGCGGTGATATATGATGAGCTCCACGTAGCGCCAAACCGAGAATTATGGGACGTCCTCCAAACGTCGATGGGTGCACGACGACAACCGCTTATGCTTGCAATTACCACGGCAGGATATGATAGAAACAGCATATGTTGGGAGCAGCACGAGTATGCGAGAAAAATTACAGAAGGAATAGTGAAGGACAAGACATTTTTGCCGATCATCTACTCGGCCGGGCAAGATGAGGACTGGACGGACGAGCGAGCGTGGAGGGCGGCTAACCCAAATTTGGGCGTGTCTATAAAACTTGACTTTTTGAGACAAGAATGTAGAAAGGCACTCGAGATTCCGGCATATCAGAACACATTTAAGCGACTATATCTCAACCAATGGACGACTCAGGAGACGCGGTGGATCGACATGAAGAAGTGGGACGCATGTAGCGATGAGCCGATCATTCCCCGAGGTGCGCCATGCTACCTTGGTCTCGACTTATCGAGCACGATCGATATAACGAGTGCTTCACTTTTTTGTCCCGAGACAGGAGCCGTTCTTAATTGGTCATGGATCCCGCAGGAAAATATGATAGCGAGGGAAAGGCGAGACCGCATCCCCTTCTCTCAATGGGAGCGACAAGGGTGGATCACAGCCACGCCCGGCAATGTGGTCGACTATGGCTTTATTCGTAAGAAGATAAACGATATTAAAGCGGAATATCCTGGGCTTCAAGTTGTGGGGTATGACCCTTGGAACGCAACACAATTAGCAATTCAGCTCGAACAGGAAGACGGAATGGCGGTTATCCCAATACGGCAAGGCTTTCAGACGTTATCGCCAGCTTGTAAAGAGCTCGAACGGCGCATATTGGATGGCAAACTAAGTCACGGAGGTAACCCCGTCTTACGTTGGGCGGCGGATAATGTTGTGGTGGTATCAGATCCAAATGACAATATCCGGCCAATGAAAAATAAGGCCACAGAGAGAATAGACCCCATCGTGAGCTTGATCATTGCCATCGCAGCGTGGCAAAATACAGAAGATCACAGCGTCTCAGTATATGAAACAAGAGGAGTTATAGCAATTTAAGGGGGTGTAGCGTTGGGAATAGTACAAAGAATAAAGCAACTAATAAGCAAACGAGCATCGCCCGGTAATATAGCCAACCCACCGTCATGGTTGACCGACTTTTTCACCGGTGGCGTTTCTTTGTCGGGCTTGCACATCACCGAAGACGATATGCTGAAGGTTTCGGCCGTATATGCTTGTATAAATTTAATATCAAACACGATCGCTTCTCTTCCGTTTCCTGTATACGAACGAAAAGAGCGGGGAAGAGCGCGTGCACGTGACCACTATTTGTATAACGTGCTTCAATACGAGCCAAACCCCGAAATGACAAGCTTCGACTTCCGCAAATTCATGCAATATCAACTTGAGCTTTTCGGCAACGCATACGCTAACATCGTTCGAGATAGCGCCGGTCGTGTGATAGAAATGTGGCCAATACCGGCCGCAAATGTACGTCCTAGGCGAAATTCAAGCAACCAGAAGCTCGTTTATGACGTTTCTTTGCCCGGCGGCGAGTTTCGTACGCTTTTGGACTATGAAATATTACACTTGCGGGGCCTCGGAGACGGTCTTTTGGGCTATCCGCCATTGAAATATGCACGAGAAATAGCGGCCCTTGCCCTTGCGGCTGAAGGATATGGCGCAGAATTCTTCAGCAATGGAGCGATAGCATCAGGTATTGTCGAAATGCCCGGGAAGTTATCCGAAGAGGCAAAAAAACGGTTTGAGGAGTCTTTCAGGCAGAAATACGAGGGCTTGAGTAATAAACACCGCATAATGTTCCTAGAAGAAGGGTTAAAATTCCATCAAACGACCATCCCGCAGGATAATGCTCAATTCATAGAGACAAGAAAATACCAAGTAGAAGAGGTCGCTCGCTTCTTCGGCGTTCCGCCTCACAAGATAGCATCATTAGATAGGAGTACATACAGTAATATAGAGCATCAGTCAATTGAATTTGTGCAGGACTGCATCCGCCCTCGCGCAGTAAACTGGGAGCAAGCTATTCATCGACAGATATTGAGACCAACTGAAAAGTCAAAATATTATGCAGAATTTTTACTCGATGGGCTTCTCCGAGGCGACATGGCAAGCCGGGCTCAGTACTATCAAGCTGGAAGAAACAACGGTTGGCTTTCGGCAAATGACATACGAGAGTTAGAAAACATGAACCCGATACCAGAAGAAGAAGGCGGAGATAAATATCTTGTAAATGGTAACATGATATCTATTGCATGAATACAATTGTATGATATAATACAGAAAGGAGATGATGCAAATGGCTAAAAACCTCGAACGTAGATATATTAACACCGCACTAGAGCTACGAGAAGACGACGCCACGCCAATTATCTCGGGCTACGCTGCGAGGTTCAATGAGTTGTCAGAAGAGCTCTACGGTTTCAGGGAAGTTATACTTCCCGGAGCATTTCGTGATGCTCTCCAGGCAACTGATATACGTGCATTATTCAACCATGACCCAAGCCAAATTGTAGCTCGAACGAAGAATAACACCTTGCGCGTATGGGAGGACGAATACGGCCTCCGCTACGAATTTACACCAAACATGAAGACCACAGCAGGGCGAGACTTAGTGGAGCTCATCCGGCGAGGCGAAGTCGACCAGTCCTCCTTTTCCTTCTCGATGGAGGGCGGTAAAGAGGAATGGGACGACTCAAGGGATATGCCGCTCAGGCGTATCATTAAGGTTGCGAGGTTATATGATGTGTCTCCTGTGACTTACCCAGCATACCCTTCAACTTCCGTTGGCGTGAGAAGCGCAAAAGAAGTATTCGAAGAGCACATAAGAAAGCTCGAAGAGCGTGGGGTAGACCCAGGCGACGTGTCAGATAAGCTCGCACCAGAAGCCGAACCGTGGGAAGCCCCAAATTTAGAGGACTTCACGGATGAACAATGGGAAGACTTAAGCGATGCTGAGAAAAGACGAATTGCCAGACACTTTGCGTGGGCCGCATCTATGCCGCCCGAGGCTTATGGCGACTTGAAGTTTCCGCATCACAGGCCAAGCGACGGAGCTGTCGTATGGCGAGCGGTATCGAATGCGGCCGCAAGGTTGCCGCAAGCCAACTTGTCAAGCACCGATATTGACAAAGTACGTGGACACCTAGCCAGACATTATCGGCAATTTGACAGGACGCCACCGTGGGAAGAAGACTCACAAAGACAAGCAAGACTCAAAATACTTCGCCGAAAGGCGGAACTTCTATTCAAGAAGGAGGTAATATGATGGCAGAAGTTAAAGAATTGCTTGAAAGAAGAGCGAACATATGGGAAAAGGCAAAGGAACTAATTGATCGTGTCGAGGCTGAGGGGCGTGATTTTAATACCGAGGAGCAGTCTCAATATGACAAAATGATGGACGAGATGGATGAGCTCGCAAAAAGGGCCAAGCGTCTTGAAGAAAAACAACGTTTTGAGGCTCAAATGTCGATGCCCATCAACGAGCCAGTTCGAGCTATCCCAACTGATCAAAAAGAAGACCGTGGCAAAGACTTAATGCCCGAGTTCCGTGCCTTCATTAAGACAGGGGTTATATCGCCGGAATTGAGGGCACTGCAGGTAGACCCAGCCACCCAAGGCGGAAACCTTTTGCCACCGCAGCAGTTTGTTGCTGAACTGATAAAAGAAATAGACGATGCGGTGTTTATACGGCGACTAGCCACCGTTATCCCAGTAAATACTTCGGACTCGCTTGGCGCACCGACGCTTGATACAGACCTTGATGACGCAGACTGGACCACTGAAGTACAAAGCATCACCGAAGGCACAATGACTTTCGGGAAAAGAGAGCTTAAGCCAAACCAGTTGTCAAAGCTTGTCAAGGTTAGCATGAAGCTCTTGCGTACCTCAGCAATACCCGTAGAAAGCTTAGTATCTCAGCGATTGGCGTATAAGTTTGCGATAACGGAAGAAAAGGCGTTTTTGCTTGGCTCGGGTACGGGCGAACCGTTGGGCTTGTTCACGGTAAGCACAGATGGTATAAGCGCCGCAAGAGATGTTCCGTCCACAGGTGGCAAAATTACCGCCGACAGCTTGATTGACGCAAAATATGCGTTGAAAGCGCAGTATAGGAATGGCGCACAGTGGATCTTCCATAGAGACGTTATCAAACTTATAGCCAAACTAAAAGATAACGACGACCAATACTTATGGAGGCCAGGTATATCGCTTGGTCAGCCCGATACGTTGCTGAATTTGCCCGTGAATGAGTCAGAATATGCGCCAAATACCGTTACCGTAGACAACTACGTTGGCATAATTGGTAACTTCAGATACTACTGGATCGCCGAACTAATGGGTATGGAGTTACAACGCTTGAATGAACTCTTTGCACAAACGAGCCAGGTTGGCTTTATTGGGCGCATGTGGGTAGACGGAGCACCAGTGCTTGAGTCGGCGTTTGCACGTATTAAGATAGCTGCATAGTGATAGCGATGAAGATAAAAATGCTCAAGACGGCGGCGGGGCCGTCAGGCGTGAAGCTAAGCGGTAAGATATACGATGTTACCGAACGAGAAGCCAAGATATTGGCAGCGTGCCAAGCCGCCGTGATCCTTGAGCCGGAAAAGATCGAGGAGCCGACAAGGATCGAAGCCACCTTAATGGAGCCGGAAGAGACAGAAATGATGCCTCGACCGGCGAAACGAGGCAAAAAACGATGAGAAAGGGGGATTGGTCATGCATCTTGAGATAGAGACGCCCAGCGTGGAGCCGATCACGCTTGAAGAAGTCAAAGCCCACTTGAGAGTGACGAGCGATGACGAGGACGACTACATACAAAGCCTCATCCCCGTCGCCCGAGAGTGGGGTGAGACGTTTCAGGGGCGGTCATGGATCACGAGATCCATTGAATACTTTATTGAGGCATGGCCATCATCCCCCGTCCAACTCCCACGACCGCCCATCCAGGAGATCACAAGCGTGAAATATGTAACTGATGATGGGGAATATACGCTTGCTCAAGACGAATACATGTTAGATCCCATTGGTCGACTATATATTTACAAGCCACCTCCAGCCGAAGACGTTCGTTACATGAAGATAACGTACAAAGCAGGATATGGAGACAACCCTACCTCATTACCTCGTCGAGTCAAGCAAGCCATGCTTCTTTTAATTGGGCACTGGTACGAAAACCGAGAGATAATATCCGACAAGCCGACCAACGATATCCCCTACACGGCAGAGCTTTTGCTCATGCAGGAAAGGATAATTCCAGTATGACGAGCATAGGCGAATTAAGGGATAAGGTAAAAATATATCGAAAAGAGCAAACGGAAGATGGCATGGGCGGTTGGGAAGAGCATGAAATATTAGTCATGACGGCTTTTGCTCGAGTCGAAGCCCCACGGTCGAAAAGTGGCGTTATAGCACAAAAAGACACGGAAATTAGGTCGCATGAGGTGTTAATTCGCTACTCTTTGGGCCCCAAAATGGGCGATATCGTGGAATTTTTAGGCCAAAGGTTGGTAGTTCAAGCGGTGAGATACGACGCAAGAAGACGATGGATGTACCTCGACTGCGTACCAGAGGTGAAATAATATGCCACTTTCAGTGAGTGTTAAGGGTGTCGAAGAAAACATAGACGCTTTGCGGCGGGTAAACGCTCAAGCGAAGGACACAATAGTTCAAGTCTTGCGTGAAGAAGTTCAAAAAGCCGTAGATGACGCAAAAAGCATGGCTCCCGTCGATACGGGGGCTTTGCGTGATGGTATTACTCGCTCGGTGTCGAAGAAGAATTTGACGGCTACTATGTCAGCGGGCGGTAAGCGACGAGGCGTAGATACATATTACGCATATTTCATTGAATTTGGTACCAAAAACATGCCAGCGAGACCGTTTTTCTATCCTGCTGCACGTGCTCACGAAGAGGAGATAGCCGAACGCTTAGGCGATGAAATGTATCTCTTGATAAGTAAAGAGGTTGAGAAATAATGAGCCACGTGGCGATAATTCAGGATGTTTACACCGCTTTGTCTACGAACGCAGGCGTCATGGGCAAGGTAACAGGCATTTTCGACGTCCCACCAGAGGATCAGACGTCACCCTACATAGTCATCGATACGTTGCAAAGCCTAGAAGGACGGCTTTTGAACGCCTCAGAGCGTCAATGGGCCGTCGATGTGCATATTTGGAGCAGTTACAAGGGGAAAAAGGAGGTATTAGAAATTGCGGACTTGGTGGTGAAAGCACTTGACGATAGCTGGTTTTTTGAAGAATTAATGGTCATGCGTGACCCGTCGGGCTGGTTTCACGGAGTTTTAACAATTAGAGGATATGAAAGGAGATGAAGTAAATGGCATCTTTTGAAGGCAAAAAAGCAATAATACAAATAGATGTAAACGGTACGCCGACTCAGTTTGGTGAGGTTAAGTCGTACGAACTAAGCATCGATGCGGGTACCATTGACGTTTCCACGCTTGGCACAGACTGGAAGAAATTTTTGCGAGGACAGCGCAGTTGGTCGGGGACGTTACAGTGCTTATACGATCCAACCGATCCAGCACAGGCGGAGCTTGAAACCAAAGTAAATGCAGGGCTCGACGTGCATTTGACTTTCCTTGACCTTGGTGACGAAGTAGAGAAGCCAAAAAAGAGCGGTAATGCAGTTATAACGAACGTTACAACGAGCGTGGCGACCGAAGACGCCGTCGGCCTGTCTATCACGTTCCAGGGTAATGGGGAATTGACCGTAGAGACCGTAACTACTCCTTAACGAGGTGATATAACTTGAAGTTGGGCGGGAAGAATAGAGAGTTTAAGTACACCGTCAATTCAATAAGACATTTGATAAACATGACCGGTAAAACGCCGTCCGAAATACTAAACGGCTTCGATCCAACTGACTTTGACTTAGGCGTCAAGCTTATATGTTGCGGTTTGCTATGGGAAAACCCGAAATTGACGCCCGATATGGTCGGCGACTGGCTCGAAGTGGATGATGGAGTTTATAGCCAGGCTATAACTGACGCCGTGAACGCACTGGTTGTGTCGTTTCAGCGACAGTTTAAAATTGAGCTCGAAGAGGTAGACGAAGAAAAAAACTCACAAAAAAGGACTGGGAAGAATACTTAAACCACGCAGTTTTAATGCTTCTCGGCCCTTTGCGACGGACACACAACGACTTATGGCAGCTCACACTTGGAGAATATGAGGATCTTTGCCGTGCTTGGATGTATGCCAACTATATAGACACACAAAAGATAGCGCAATTAGCAGTTTGGCTTCTAAATGGATCTGGTAACTTAAAATATCCCGTTCACATCGAAGACTTGGTTGGCAAGTGGGTAGATGGTCGGGTAATGTCGATAAAAGAACATAGGGAGTACCTAAAGCGAAAGGTAGCCAGCAAAAAGAAAGGGGACAAGTGATGGCAAAAAGTCGAAGAATTACATACGTTTTCGGCGCCGATATCTCGGAATTAGAGCGAGGATGGAAGCGCATCGACTATCAGCTCAAAAGCTTAAGCCGCAACATACAGCAACACGGCAAGGCTATGAGCAAGGCTTTCACTATCCCCTTAGCTGCCATCGGTGGAATTGCGACGAAAGTTGCCCTTGATGTCGACGATGCAATGGATGCTATTGCAAGCGGGACGGGGGCGACTGGCGAAGCACTCAAGGGTTTGCAAGAAGATTGGCGACGCCTCGCTGTCAATGTAACGCAAGGCTTCGACGAGTCGGCGAAGGTACTGGCCGACTACAATACAAGACTTGGTCTCACGGGTAACGCTTTAGTTGATGTATCGCAAAAAGCTCTCGATGCATCAAGGTTACTTGGCGAAGACGTAACCGCCGTTGTAGCGGAAAGCGCAAAAGCAATGCAAAGCTGGGGCGTTGAGGCTGATCAAATGAGCGTCTTCCTAGATAAAATATTTAAAGCTTCGCAAGATACTGGCGTTGGCATGAGCACATTATCTAGTCAACTTTACTACTACGCAGCATCGTTGAAATCTTTGGGGTTTGACCTCAATTCATCTATAGCTTTACTAGCACAATTTGAACGTGAAGGAGTAAACCTTGAGCGTATCATGAGCTCTCTTGCAATGGGCTTGAATAAGATGGCCCGTGCTGGCGTAACCGACGCCAACCAAGCTTTCGTACAGTTAATACGTGAGATACAAAACGCAAAGACGCAAACGGAAGCGACAAATATAGCCGTAAGGGTTTTTGGTCGTTCCGGGACGGAAATGGCGGTGGCGATACGGGAAGGTCGCTTTTCCGTCGAACAGCTGGTTGAGGCATTACGAGAAGCGGACGGAGCTATTCAAAGGGCTGCCGAACAAACTGATGGCCTCGCTGAACAGTGGGCAAGGGCTAAGAACAAGATCATGCTTGCCATCGAGCCAATTGGGCTAGAAATTGTCAAGATCGCCGAGTCTATTATACCAGGCCTTGAAAATGCTACGAATAAAGCCGCAAAGGCGATCGCAGATATGAGCGATTCTTCGAGACAGAATATTATCAAGTTCGCAGGAGCTTTAGCCGTTGGCGGGCCACTTCTCTTGGCAATAAGTGCCACTATCAACGCCATAAGGAACTTAAGTGGCGTGGTAATGGCAGCCTTTGTCCTTCCTGGGGCCCCATGGGTATTAGCCGCAGCCTCGGTGGCAGGTCTCGTGCTTGCTTTGAAAGATTTTGACAGAGTACAAAAACAAATCACTGGAAGAACCCCAGCCGAAGTGCTCGATCGGTCAAAATACATGCAACGAGCTGGCGAGATATTCGCCGAGCGACATGGGAAATATCCAATAACCCTTGAAGAATATAAAGAGCTTGACAGAATAATTGATGAGCTAATAGCTAAAGAACGAAAAGTTGAAGTTGAAGTTACGCCTAAAATTACAGCACCTAAGGGAACGCCTACTATACCAGCACCGCAAATAGGCGCACCTATCGACTTAAGCAAGCTACTTGACACGGAAAGCAAGAAGCGTGCCGATGAAGCAGCAAGAGTTGAGCGGGAACGCATACGACAGATTGGCATTACCACGGCAGCTGAAATAGAGCGTATAGAAAAAGTGAAACAGATGCAACTTGAAGCTCAAGAAGCAGCAGCGCAGGGTGTTGTAAAGTTTTGGCAGGAAGTAGATTGGGAATACAATCAAGGACTAATCGATGCTCAAAGCTATTTCGATATGCTGAAAGGTGAGTTGGAGCGGGTTACTCAAGGCAGTGAAGAATGGAAAAGGACGTTCGAGGATATTCAGCGTGTAG